AGCAGGCGATCACCAATTCAACGGCGACCGTGCCGAGATCACTGAAGAGAAGTACCTGAACCAAAAAGGTACTGGTGAGTCTGATGATGGCTACGCTGATGCTGGTCTCTTTGACCAATCGGCGGCGACTAAGCTCGCAAAAAAGCATAAAGGTAAGGCTGTGAAAGACGCTGGCGGCAAATTCCTAGTACAACTAGGAGAAGGTAAAGTGAAGGATCAAATGGTCGATGATTCGGAAACTATGTCTAAGAAAGACTTCATTAAGAAATACGGCAAAGAAATGGCGGATGATCTTTATGAAGAAGAGGACGAAGAGGAAGAGGACGAAGATGACGAAGACGAAGAATCTGACCTTGAAGAAAGCGCGCTAGTCGAAGGCAAGGTTGTTGATCAGCTAAGAGCTATCGTTTCTAAAAAGTCTGCCAAGCCTGTTAAGTTCGGAAATGGTAAATCTGAAGAGATTGACATGACCACTGCATCAGCCTTAGTGAATATGCTTGATAAGTTAAACCCAGCAAATCAATCTAAAGCAGAAAAGATGTTGGAGAAATCCCCTGAGGGAATGTTCCAGCTTCTTGACGTCGCGTTTGGTGGCAAATAATGAAAGTATTGGGCGCTGCTGTGCAGCTTGCTACTGCCACAACTAAACTGACTACAGCTGCAGCTGTCCATATCGGCAACACGGCTGATGCTGTATTGCTCGTAACAATCAGGAACGCTGCTGATGACGGTGATGTTGGCAGTGTTTATGTTGCGGCAAAGGGGCAAATAGCTATAACTCTGGGTGCGGGTCAAGGGATTAGAGGTGCTACTACCTTTTATGCGACTCCAATAGCCCTGTCTGGAATCTAAGGAATTCAAATGAAACTGATATGCGAAGTAAACGAAGATATTAATTATATCACAGAGGCCAAAGAAGAAGGCGGCAAGAAGTCGTATTTCATCGAAGGCGTATTCTTACAGGGCGATATTAAAAATCGCAATGGTCGAGTTTACCCAGCAGAGGTTTTGGACAAAGAGATAAATAGATATATTAAAGAATATGTCAATAAGAACCGAGCATATGGTGAGTTGGGACATCCCCAAGGGCCGAGTATCAACCTTGAGCGTGTTTCACACATGATCACCGAGTTGAAGCGAGACGGTTCAAACTTTATGGGCCGTGCTAAGATTATGACAGAAACACCTTATGGTGCTATTGTCAAATCTCTGATGGATGAAGGCGCTCAATTGGGCGTATCCTCACGAGGTATGGGTTCTGTAAAACAAAATGGAAAGGGCGTTGCTGAAGTTCAAAGCGATTTCTACCTAGCTACAGCTGCTGATATTGTTGCGGATCCTTCTGCTCCTGACGCATTTGTTCAAGGGATCATGGAAGGCAAGGAATGGGTCTGGGAGAACGGCATTATCCGCGAAGCAACCATTGCTAGATACGAGAATATAATCGAAAAATCCACATCAAAAGAGCTTGAAGAAGCTAAGTTGAAAGTTTTTGAAGATTTTATCTCTAGATTATAAATTTTATAAATAGACTGTATAACACCAAATATAAGGAGAAATTCATGTCTGAGAAGAAGCTAGAGGATACCGTCGAAGAAGTAATGATCGATGCGCCCCTCGAAGAAGAAAAAGCAGAAAAAGAAGTTGACGGTGAAACTGCCGCTGCTGAAGTTGCTGCGACAGTTAAGAAATCAGCACCGGCACAAACTAGTTTGCCTAAGACCAAAGTTGGCATGATTAATGCTATGATGGACGCTGTAAAGGGTAAGTCTAAAACAGAGCTGGCTGCGTCATACGGTTCAGTTATGGCCGCTATGAAAGTTGAAGGGTATGAAGCTGAAGAAGTTGCTGAGGAAGCTACGCATTCAATCAAAGAAATTCGCCAAATTAGCGCTGAAGATATTTCAATCGCTGAAGACGTAGAAGCTATGTTTGGAAGTGCAGATCTTTCTGAAGACTTCGTTGGTAAAGCCACTACAATTTTTGAAGCTGCAGTTGTATCTAAAGTCAATGAAGTTTTGGAGTCTGTAACTATTGACTTTGAATCCGAACTTGAATCTGAGAAAGTACAAATCGTCGAGCAGTTATCCACGCAAGTAGACTCTTATCTTGAGTATGTTGCTGAAGAGTGGATGAAAGAGAATGAGCTAGCAGTAGAGCAAGGAATCCGTTCTGAGATTGTTGAGAACTTTATGTCTGGCCTGCGCAGTTTGTTTACTGAAAACTACATTGACATTCCAGAAGAGAAAGTTGACCTAGTTGACGAATTGGCGTCTAAGGTTGAAGAACTCGAATCTTCAATTAATGAAGAGATGGAAAGAAACATCGAACTTCGCAAAGAATTGGTCGAATCAAAGCGCGCTGCGGTTCTGACTGGCGCTTGTGGAGACATCACCGAGTCTCAAGCTGTTAAGTTGAGTTCTTTGTCTGAGGGCGTTGAGTTCGAAGATGAAGCTTCTTTTGCTTCTAAGCTAGATACACTCAAAGAGAATTACTTTCCGAAAGAAGAAGTTATTTCTGAAGAAGTAATTATCGATGACGAACCTCTTGAGTTGACTGAAGAGGCGTTGCCTACTGATCCTGGTATGGCGGCATACTTGAATGCCATTTCAAAAAGCATTAAAAAGTAATTATTATAAATAAACTGTAAGTAAAAAGGTCTTTAGAAAGGAGAACCTAAATGTTTCAAACTGACGAACTACAAAAGAAGTGGCAACCCGTTTTAGAGCATGCCGATCTGCCACAGATCAGCGATGCCCACAAGCGTTCAACTGTCGCTACACTGTTAGAAAACCAAGAACGTTCAGCACGTGAGCAAGGCGCTCAAAGTGGTGGCGCTTTCGCTCCAACTCTGTTGGGTGAAGCTGCTCCTGCAAACGTAGCTGGCGGCGTAGACAATTTTGATCCAGTACTGATCAGCCTTGTTCGACGTTCAATGCCTAACCTTATCGCCTATGATATCTGTGGTGTACAGCCTATGACTGGACCAACTGGTCTGATCTTTGCTATGCGTTCACGTTACACTGGCCAAGCTGGCACAGAAGCTATGTTTGATGAAGCTGATGCTTCTTTCTCACGCAGCCACCCTGCCAACACTGCATCTCAGTTAGCTGCTAACGCAACTACTGGCGCTGCTCAAACTGGTACTGATCCAAGCGATCGTTCTGCTTCCGTAACTGGTGGTGGCTATAACGTTCATACTGGTATGTCAACTGCACAAGCCGAAGCAATGGGCGGAGCTGCTGGCGATCACTTCAACGAAATGGCATTCAGCATTGAGAAAGTTGCTGTAACTGCTGTTAGTCGTGCTCTGAAAGCTGAGTACACTATGGAACTGGCTCAAGACCTGAAAGCAATCCACGGTCTGGACGCTGAGACTGAGTTGAGCAACATCCTGTCTTCAGAAATCCTTTCTGAAATCAACCGTGAAGTAGTTCGTACAATCAACTACTCTGCTGTTGCTGGTGCTACTAAGAATGTAACTACTTCTGGTACTTTCGATCTGGACACCGACTCTAACGGTCGTTGGTCTGTTGAGAAGTTCAAAGGTCTTATGTTCCAAATCGAGCGCGATGCCAACGAAATTGGTAAAGCAACTCGTCGCGGTAAGGGTAATGTTATGATCACTTCTTCTGACGTTGCTTCTGCACTTCAGATGGCTGGTGTTCTTGATTATACTCCTGCTCTTAGCAATAACCTCCAAGTAGACGATACCGGTAACACTTTTGCTGGTGTTCTGAACGGTCGCATCAAAGTGTATATTGATCCATACTTCTCTGACGCTGCTAACAACTACTACACCATCGGCTACAAGGGCACTAGCTCCTTCGATGCTGGTTTGTTCTACTGCCCATATGTGCCATTACAAATGGTTCGTGCGGTCGGTGAGCAGACTTTCCAGCCTAAGATCGGATTCAAGACTCGCTACGGCATGGTCGCTAATCCTTTCGCTACTAACGACGGCAACGGTATTGCTGCCCGTCTTGGTACTGGAGATGGCAATAAATATTACAGATTGGTCAAGGTGGCCAACTTGATGTAATATCAAAAACTAGATCTGAGTTAATCAGACGTTTTAAAGAGGCTCTTCGGAGCCTCTTTTTTTTCGCATAGAATTAAGTTCGGACTGGCAGGAGGTCAAGGTTGGCGTTGCCAATCGTTATAAATAAGTATGAAAATGGAGTTGGCTAGACGCCCTTAAACAGGATAACCGGAATGGCACTACAATCATCACAACCAGACAATAAAAGTTTCCTATCCCCGATAGGGTTCAGATTCGCATGTAATCGTTTACCACATGTGAATTACTTTTGCACTGCGGCGACCATTCCAGATATAGCTCTGGGGGAAACGTCTTCCATCGAGAACCCATTTATCAAACTGCCCATTCCTGGCGATAAGCTGACCTTTGGTAGATTGGACTTGACGTTCCGCGTTGATGAAGATATGAAAAACTTTAGAGAGATTTATGACTGGCTAATCGCCCTTGGATACCCTGACAACTTCAGTCAGAGAGGAGCTATCGGCAGAACCCAGTCAACAGTTGGTGATGTTTATTCTGACGGCTCGCTGTTGATAACTTCAGCAAATATGCAGCCGAATATTGAGATCAAATTCACCGACATGTATCCGTCCAGTTTAACTGCATTGGAGTTTGATATCGAGAACACCGATGTCGAATATCTCAAGGCGACAGTATCGTTTGCTTATAGGAAGTATGAACTGACAACAATCGTGTAGTATGAAGTATGATCCGCGCAGAATATTGAGCGCACTATATTAATGAATGGAGTGACTTGTGAACGTAGAACAAATAGTAAGTGAGTGGAACAAAGATTGCAAAATTGACGAGACCGAACTCGGCTCGGAAAGCGCAAAAATCCCCCAAATCCACAACAAGTACCTGAAAATTTACATGGGCGAACGTGTTGCCATGTATAAACTCAAGGGCGAGAATAAAAAAACCCGAAGAATCCTTCTCGAATATTATCTTGGCGAACTTGATCAGGACGAACTCGATCAGCTGGGCCGCCAACAATTCTATAAAAAACTACTGAAGAATGAAGTCGACACATACATCGAATCTGATGATATGATGATATCAGCCAACTTGCGCCTGGGAATGCAGGATGAGAAAGTTGCCTACCTTGACGCAATAATAAAGAACATAAACAATCGCGGATTCCAACTAAAGACAGCAGTGGATTGGGCGAAGTTCACCACAGGTTAATTATGGAACAAATAAACATATACAAGAAAGATGAGGTCTATCTCAAAATTGAGTGTGATCGCGGCATAGCTATGGAGCTTTCTGGGTACTTTGAGTTTGAAGTTCCTGGGGCATCGTTCATCCCATCTGTACGCAATAAAATGTGGGATGGTAAGATACGGCTGTTCAATGTTAACACGATGCAGATATATGTCGGATTGATTGAGAAGATTAAGAAGTTTGCTTCGGAGAGGAGTTATGAGGTTATTGCCCACGACGGGATTGAAGACACAATAGACATCCCGCTGAACGGCCTAAATAAGTTTCTAAGCGAAGGAACTTTCAAGCCGAGGGATTATCAGCTAAGAGCAGTTGCTCACGCTGTTCGCAATCATAGAGCTTTGATTCTTTCGCCGACCGCCTCCGGTAAGTCGTTCATCATCTACTGCTTGCTGAAGTATTATCTGAGGAAGGAGTGTAAGAAAGCTCTGGTAATTGTCCCGACCACATCACTTGTCTCACAACTTAACAGCGACTTCAAAGACTATTCAGAAGAACTACAGTTCTATTATACCTTACTTGTTACTGGAGGTAAAGAGAAATCTTCCGATGAAGCGAAAATAATTATAAGTACCTGGCAAAGTATCTACAAACAACCAAAATCATATTTTGATCAGTTCGATATAATAATAGGTGACGAAGCTCACCTATTTAAAGCTACGTCTTTGACCAAGATTATGGAGAAGATGACACACTGTAAGTACAGGTTTGGCTTCACGGGCACACTTGACGGCACAGTTACTAACAAGCTTGTGTTAGAGGGATTATTTGGCCCAGTTATGCGGGTAATTACCACTAAAGAGTTGATAGACAATGAGACCCTTGCCGAGTTTCGTATTAAGTGCCTTGTCCTCAAGTATTCAGAGTCAACGCGGAAGGGTGTAGTCAGGTCAACATATCAAAAAGAAATGGACTTCCTCACCTCGCACGTGAAACGAAATAACTTTATTAAAAACTTGACTTTGACACGAAAGGGGAATACACTTGTATTGTTCCAGTATGTCGATAAACATGGTAAACCGTTATATGAGCAGATCTCAGAAGAAGCAGCTGATGGTCGTAAAGTATTTTTTGTGTATGGAGGCGTAGATGCCGAAACAAGAGAAGAAGTCAGAGCAATCACCGAGAAAGAAAATGACGCAATTATTGTCGCGTCTTATGGAACTTTCTCCACTGGTATTAATATTAGGAACCTCCACAATATCATTTTTGCCAGTCCTAGTAAGTCAAGGGTTCGCAATCTTCAGTCAATAGGGCGCGGACTTCGGAAGGGCGATAACAAGGAGGTGGCAACACTATACGATATATCTGACGATCTGTCGTACAAGTCATACAATAACCACACGTTAAAGCACTTTGCCGTTAGGATCAAGATGTACAACGAAGAGTCTTTCGATTACAAATTATATAACATAGGGATTGAGAATGACAATTAATATGATTAAGTTGGTGAGCGGCGAAACTATACTTGCTGAGTTGGTTCACGAAGAAGAAATGCACCTCAGTATAATTGATCCCATAGAAATCAAAACAACTCTGAGGAACAATGTACCAGTCATGATATGCACCATATGGGTTCCCTTGTCTAAGGTCGTGAACATTTTCCACCTGAAACAAAGTTCAATTATTTTGTCTACAGGGGTTGACAATGACATGAAAGTATACTATAATAGGTGTATTGAAACAATTCGTGAGTCGGCGTCAGAAGACCGTTCGTTTTTGTTTGACTCAAAAGAAGATGAAATGACTGAAAAAGAAATTCATGACGTCATAGTAAGCATGCGACAAGGTGCAAATACAGCAATACACTGAGGTAGAATTATAATGTCGAGAGAAGCAAAGAAACGCCCATACTATGTAGACAACAAGAAATTCTTTGGCGCTATGTGCGAGTTCAGAGAATCCGTGTTGGCTGCTAAGGAATCCGGCGCGCAGAGGCCGATAGTTCCGAATTATGTCGCTGAGTGCATCATGAAAATTGCTACGCATCTTTCATACAAACCGAACTTCATCAACTACACGTTTCGCGACGAGATGATATGCGACGGCATTGAGAACAGCCTCCAGTACATCGACAACTTTAATCCGGAAAAGTCAAATAATCCATTTGCGTATTTCACGCAGATTATCTATTATGCATTCCTCAGACGCATCCAGAAAGAGAAGAAGCACCTGTATGTCAAGATGAAATATTCTGAACATACTAATATTCTTGGTGAAACTGCGGATACGCAAGGTCATGATAAGAGTGGCAACTTCAACGACAACGTCAAGTACAGCGAGTGGACTGAGGAATATATGAAGGGATTCGTGCGCGATTTTGAAGAAACCAAACGCAGGAAGATTAAGACGCGTACCGTTGAGGCTGACAAATGATTTACGGGTTTACATGCAGCACATTCGACTTGCTTCACGCAGGTCATGTCCAAATGCTCAGGGATGCTAAGCAGCAATGCGACTATTTGATTTGTGGCTTACAGATTGATCCTTCTGTAGACAGGTCAGAAAAAAATACTCCTGTCCAAACTATCGTCGAGCGATACACGCAACTTCAAGCTTGCACGTATGTTGATGAGATTATCCCATACAGCACTGAGGAAGACCTTCTTGATATTCTTTCTATGTATAATATAGATGTGCGTATACTTGGTGAAGAGTATAAAGACAAACCATTCACAGGCAAAGACCTTTGCCGAAAGCTAGGCATTCAGCTATCGTTCAATAAGAGGGATCACAGATTCAGTTCTAGTGACCTTCGCAACCGTGTTAAAGGTTGCAAGAAATAACTTTACTTTTGGCTAAATCTAGGTTATAATATATCATTAAACAACTGTTAATCGCCCCCACGGCGGTCTGGAGCACCTGACGATGAAGATTGCACTCATTACTGATACCCATTTCGGCGTCAGAAACGACAATGTGAATTTTCTTGATTACTTTGACCGGTTCTACACCAATGAATTTTTCCCCGAAATTAAAAAGCGCGGGATTGATACCATCATCCACCTCGGAGATATTGTAGACCGCAGGAAGTATATTAATTATGTCACCCTTCGTCGAATGAAGGAGATGTTCATTGACAAATGTACTTCTGAGGGAATTGAACTCCACGTTATCGTGGGTAACCACGACGTCCCTTACAAAAATACAAACGATGTTAATTCGATGCGCGAGCTGTTCGATAAGGGTAATGTGAATTATTACTCTGAAGTGACAGACGTCAACTTCGACGGTCAAGACATATTGATTGTGCCGTGGATAAACAATGAAAATTATGCGTCAACAGTCGCAGCTATGGCTAGTAGTCCTGCTCAGGTGTTATTTGGACATTTGGAAGTTGCCGGTTGTCTGATGGATCGTGGCAATATGAATGAGCATGGCATGAAGATCTCTGACTTTTCAAAGTTTGATTTAGTCTGTTCAGGGCACTTTCACCATAAGTCGTCGACAAAGAATATTGAATATCTTGGATGCCCTTATGAGTTGACGTGGGCCGATTATGGCGACCAAAAAGGTTACCATATATATGACACGTCCGATCGCTCTCTTGAGTTTGTTAGAAATCCGTACTCCATGTTCAACAAAGTATTTTATAATGAAGACGGCAAGACCATGGAGAACATACTCGATACGGACTTTGATGGCTATGAGAATACATATGTCAAAGTGATAAAACAGAATTGTGATAATCCTTATTGGTTTGATTTATTCATTGATAAGCTCTACAAGTCAAATCCGATACACATTCAAATCGTAGACGATCATATGAATCTGAACCTCGAGGATGATGAGGATATTGTGAACGAGGCTGAAGATACTCTCACAATACTTTCTAAGTATATCGACACATTGACTGACACCGCTCCAAAGAAAAAGCTTGACAATTTGGTTCGTTCGTTATATAATGAAGCATTAACTGTAGAATAGGGGCAATATCGCATTATAGTCTTCAGAAAACTGAAATGGATGAATTTTCTCAGCACCGGTAATGTTGCGACCGTCATTGATCTTGATCGGTCGCCGAGCACTGTCATCACCGGAGAGAACGGTGCTGGGAAGTCGACCATACTCGATGCCCTGACATACGGATTATTCGGCAAGCCATTCCGAAAGATCAACAAACCTCAGCTGATGAATAGCGTGAACGATAAAGACTTGAAAGTTGATATTGAGTTCTCAATCGGTAAGTCTGAATATCTAGTCAAGCGTGGTATGAAGCCTCACTATTTCGAGATCTATAAAAACGGTAAGATGGTAGACCAGCCAGGATCTGTCCGCGATTACCAGCTTTTCTTAGAGAACCAAATACTCAAGCTTAATTACAAGTCTTTCACCCAAATTGTGATTCTTGGTAATGCATCCTTCACGCCGTTCATGCAGTTGTCTACTCGTGACCGCCGCGAGGTGATTGAAGACCTCCTTGACATTCAGATATTCTCGACGATGAACACTCTATTGCGCGATCGCGTCTCTGACAACAAACGTTCGCTGACCGACGCGAGCTACTCCATAGACCTGATTCAAGAAAAGATCGAAGTTCAAGAACAATATCTAAGGAAGGTGGAGAAAGATGTGGCTAAGCACGTCTTCGACCTAAAGGAGGAAATATCGACATATAAGGACTCATACGCCTCCGCAGAGGGACTCTACGCCTCTCTTACTGCTGAAGTGGATGCGTTACTAGGCTCTATCTCCTCTAAAAGTAAAGTAGAAGCGAAAACCAAGAAGGTTTCTGAACTGCTCAATAAACTTCATGATAAATCTGCCAAGGCTACAAAGCGTGTTGGGTTTTTTGAGAAGAATGATAATTGCCCGACCTGCGAGCAGATCATCGCTTTGGATATTAAGAATCAAAAGATTGCCCAAACGGCTGGTGTTCTTGAAACAACCGAAACCGCTCTTGTTGCGCTGAAGGATGAGTACACAACCTTGAGCGAGGAGTTGGCGAGAATTGAAACTGTTCAATACCAGATACAGGATGCGCAGAATAAAATCCGAGATTGTAATACACAAATGGGGTTGTATACATCGAGTATTGCCAATCTAGAAGGTAAGGTCGTTGATGCCGAGAATGTCAACTCCACAGACGATACCGCGCAGACAAAACTTGACACTATGGCTGATGAT